AGGCGAGCGAGTTGTTCTTCATTCGTTCAAGCTACTGCAGACTCTCTGAATTTCAACTCTAGGCGGAGATCGCTATGGATGACGACGACGAGGCCAATAGCGTCCTGCCCACGAAGCCGCAGGCCGTCAGCGGCGGGCTGGATGGGATCGCTGAGGCCATCAACACCGCGGGCGAACCGATGCTCGAGGCGGCCTCTCCGGTCACCCGCTTCATCCTGAAGAGGATCCCCGGCGCGCCGGCCCTGGTGTTTGACGCGGCGGATTGGGCGAAGGCTCCGAACAAAACCCGCGCCACGGTCGGGCTCGTCGGCGGTCTTGTCGGGGGAGCAGCGGGCGGCGCCATGGGAGCCGCGGCCGGGGGCGTCAACGCCCCGATCGGCGCGGCCCTGGGATCGGCCTACGGAGAGAAGCTGGGCGACCAGCTCTATGACGAGCATTCCGCCTTCTTCGACCGTTAGGCCGACAAGCTGAACCAAGGCGCCCACGCCCTCGCACCAGGCGCCGGTGATATCGGCACGTGGATGGCGCAGCGGTGGAATCACTTGACCGGCGCCGCGCCAAACTAGCCCCGGCCGAGCCGAGCTTCTTCGAAATCGCCGCCTGCGCGGCAAACCCAGGGAACATCATGACCAAGGCACAGGCCGCCCTCACGGGCGAAGACGAACTCGCGCGCGCCCAATCCGTCGGCGCCGAGGCGCCCGACGATCCCGACGAGGGCTTCGAGGTGGAGCACGAGGGGCAGGTCTATCAACTGCCGGGCGCGCTGAAGGGCGGGTTCCTGCGGCAGGCGGACTACACCCGCAAGACCCAGGAGCTGGCGGCGCATAAGCGGGCGCTGGTCGCCGCGCACCAGGCGGTGGCGCGCCAGGCGCAGGCGGTGGACCAGGCGAGCGGCGAGCGGGTGCAACTGGCGGCGCTGGATCACCAGTTGGGGCAGTTCCAAGGAGTCGACTGGCGCAGCCTCGCCGCGCGGGACCCCAAAGCGGCTCAGGCCTTGTGGGGGCGCTGCCAGGCGATGGCGCAAGCCCGCCACGGACTCGCGCAGTCGATCGGCCACCGCCAAGCACACAGCCGGCTACAGGCGGCGCATCAAGCCGCCGCGCGGATGGCCCAGACGGGCCGTCTTCTGCAGATGCAGATCGACGGCTGGTCTCCCGAAATGGCGGCCAAGCTGGTCGATTACGCCCGCGGCCACGGCGTCACGTTGGAGGAACTGCGTGTTCAGGACGATCCCCGGGTCTGGAAGATCCTGCACTGCGCCTATCAAGGCGACCTGGCGAGCCAACGGGATGGGATGGCCAAGACAGTGGCCAAGGGCCAGGCCGTTCGCCCGGCGGTGGTGGTCGCCGGCGCGGCGGCCACCGGCGGGGGCGTGCGCGACGAACTCGGCACCAAGGAGTGGATGAAACGGCGCAACGAACTGCTGCGGAAGGGCCGCTGATGGCGACGATCCTGCAAGATCCCAGCGGAACCTTCCCGACGGGGCCCGCGCCTTCTCCGTCGTCGTTGCAGGGGCTGATGAGCCTGAGCGATTGGGCGGCCCTGGCGCAGGCGCCGCAGGTCCCAGTCGGCACGGAGGTGTCGGTACGGGCGAAACCGATAGGTCCCGACTTGGAAGCGCCCCTAAGGGGGAGGAAGGATTCTGGCACTTTCTGACCACATGTTTGTCCAGTTCGACGACGGTCAGAATTCGATTATCGCCCGAGGCGGGCCGTCCATGAGCGGATTGAGGTTTTTCACCGGCTCCATCGATGGGTCAAACCGCGTCTCGGCGCGCGTCGATCCCACTTCTCAAAGTCCGGACTACCAAAAGGGTTATCGGACGCTTGCGGAGAAATTCATTCCCGGCGTGACGGCCGAGCAAGCCTCCGCCGCAGCCGCTCAGCATGCCCAAGGCGTCAACAAGGGCGGCAACGGCTATGGGCTAAATACCAACTCCAACAGCTATGCCGCAGACGTGGCGGAGCCGATCTTTGGATGGCGACCAGGTGATGACCTGACCCCCGGCTTTCAGACGCACCTGCAGGACAGCGCTCCGCTTCCCGCCCCCGTGTTCAACACGGACGCTCTGGCGTCTATCCTTCGCGACCCGCTTTAATAGGTGGCATCCGCGCGGCCCTCGGCCGGCCGATAGATCAGGGCTGCGATGCTGCCAATCAGGCTCGCGGCGACGAAGCCCAACTCGGGTCCCAACAGAAAGAAGAATACCAGGGCCGGGTCGCTGCCGAGGGCGGATTTGACTGCAAGGAGGAACAGCGTCGTCGCAAGTGCGCCTGGGAGCCAGATCAACAGTTGACGCCAAATCATGCGCCGCCGATCAAGCACCGCCAGGACGATCCAAGCGACGGTTCCCAGCAGAACGGTTACCAAGACTGCAAGTCCTGCGAAGCCTGGGGCGCCGACCAAGATGTCGGCCGCTTCGCCCAATCCGCAGATTGCCGCGCAGACCAGTATGAGAAGTGGGTAGCGTAGGACCGGCCTCGCGATAATGAGTTGGACAAGTTTCTTCACAGTCCACCGTTCCCGTTTCGTTCAAAATAGACCTTGGCCTTGGCGCGCGCAAGCCGCCGGCGCCGGGGCTTCGATCAGCCTAGGTCCAAGCTGCGCGGTGACGCCAACAGCTTCGACTACCGAGGCTGACCGTCCCTTGAAAACCTGACCGCCGCCGGCTGAACGCCGGCCGCCGAGCACGCGCGTCCTTCGCGCCTCGGAGATTTCGCGCGGCCCCATCACATCCCCATCCTTGAAAGGACCTCAGAATGGCCAACGCCTTCCTGACGCCGACCGCGGTGACGCGGGAGGCCCTGCGCGTGCTGCATCAGAAGCTCAACTTCGTGGGCTCGATCACGCGCGACTACGACGACAGCTTCGCTCGCCAGGGCGCCAAGATCGGCGACACCCTGAAGATCCGTCTGCCGAACCAGTATACAGTGCGCTCGGGCTCCAACCTGAGCGCCACCGACGTTACGGAAAGCAGCGTCAGCCTGCAGGTGCAGACCCAGAAGGGCGTCGACCTGAACTTCAGCTCGGTGGATCTGACGCTCGCCCTCGACGACTTCTCCGAGCGCATCATCGAACCCGCAATGGCCGTGCTCGCCGCCAACATCGAGGCGGACGCCATGACCATGTACAAGGACGTTTTCAACCAGGTGGACAACCAGGGGCAGGCGGCGAGCTTCGCCAAGGTGCTGCAGGGTCGCAAGATCCTGGTGGACAACCTGGCGCCGCTGAACGGGCGGACCTGCAACCTGAACACCCAGGACAACGTCGACATGGTCACGGACCTGAAGGGTCTGTTCAACGACCAGGACACCATCGGCAAGCAGAACCGCGAAGGCTACATGGGGCGAACCGCCGGGTTCGATTTCATGGAGAACACGCTGTGGCCGTCGCACCCGCGCGGCGCGGCGACGTCGGCCTACACCACCTCGACCCTGACGGGCGTCCTGCCGGTCTCCGCCACGCCGGTGACGTCGATTACCGTGGCGACCGGCACGGGGGCCGCGGCGCATGGTGACATCTTCACCATCGCCGGCGTCTTCCGCGTGCATCCGGAGACCAAGCAGTCGACGGGGATTCTGCAGCAGTTCGCTGTGGCGGCCGACTATGCGGGCGGGGCCGGGGCGATCTCGATCACGCCTTCGATCATTCTGTCCGGTCCAACCCAGAACGTGGTGATTCCCACCCCGTCGGCCACGGCGTCGCTATCCTTTTCCGGTGTGATCTCGACCAACTACGGACTGTCGATGGCCTACCAGAAGGGAGCGTTCGCCTTCGCCACCGCCGACATGGTGATGCCGCGCGGCGTCGACTTCGCCGCCCGGGAGACCTTCGACGGCGTGTCGATGCGGATCGTGCGCCAGTACGACATCAACGCCGACAAGTTCCCGTGCCGGCTGGACGTGCTCTACGGCTACAAGACCATCCGCCCGCAGCTCGCCTGCCGGCTGGCCAACCACTGACGCGCTGACCTTCGGAGCCGCCTCGCACGCGGGGCGGCTCCCTCGGCCTTTCCCCCATTTTATCCGAGGCCGCCCATGGCGATCACGACCTATGCCGAGTTGCAGGTGGCGGCGGCCAACTGGCTGGTGCGCGCCGACCTGACCGTGCGGATTCCGGAATTCATCGCGCTCGCTGAGGCGCGCCTGAACCGCGTGCTGCGGGCAAGGCTCGCGGAGAGCGAAGCCGCACTGGCCGCGACGCCGGGCCAGCGCACCATACTGCTTCCCGCCGGGTTCGCCGAGCCACTGGCGCTTTGGATCATCGAGGGCGGCGTCCGCGAGCCCCTGCGGTTCGTCGAGCCCAGCCTGACAGACGCCTCGAGCCTGACGGGCCGGCCGAGAAGCTGGTCGATCGACGGGGCGAACCTGGCGTTCGAGCGGCCCTGCGACCAGGCCTACGGTTTCGTGCTGCGTATGCTGACCAAGTTCGTGCTGTCGGACGCCGCGCCGACCAACGCGCTGCTGAGCGACTATCCCGACGCCTATCTGTTCGCGACCCTGTGCGAGGCGGGGCCCTTCCTGCGCGATGACCCGCTGACCCAGGCCTACGAAGAGCGGCTGACCCGGGCGATCGACGAGATCAACACCAAGGACGCCCGCGCGCGGGCCGCTCGGACCCTGGTCACCGACACCCCGCGCCATCTGCGCGCCGACTTCGACATCACCCGAGGAACCTGAACATGCTGACGCCTATCGGGCCGGGGATTCCGCCCGCCTTTCACGCCGTCCTGACGTCCATGCAGGACGCGATTCGCGCCCTGCAGACGCCCGCCGCGCCGCAGCTGGCGTTTGCGGTCGCACAGGCAGGACTGCCGCCGGCCGCCAGCTATCCGCAGTGTATGACCCTGGTCAGCGATCTCAACCTGTTGGCCCACTCCGACGGGGTGCACTGGATTCGCGAAGACACCGGCGCGGTGATCGTCTGATGCCCTCGTCCTGGTCCGCATCCCTGCGCTTCGAGCTGCAGTTCACCGGCGAGAACATCAACCTGTGGGGCGACAAGCTGAACACCGTCCTGAACCACGCCGACTTCGCGGTGGCGGGTTGCCTGGTGAAGGCGCTGACGGCCGACGACGTACTGACGACGGCCAATTCCGGCGATGACGAGGCCCGCGCCGCGATCGTGAAGTTCACCGGCGCCGGGCCCTTCACGGTCACCATTCCCAGCGTCTCGAAGACCTACGACGTGTGGAACGCCTGCACCGGCGCCGTGACCCTGACCACGGGGGCGGGCGCGACGGTGACGGCGCTGCCGGGTGAGGTGGTCCGGGTCGCCTGCGACGGCGCCAATGTGGTGCGCTCTCAAGGAACGTTCTTCACCAACCAGCGGCTGCAGGGCGTGGCCGATCCTGCGGATCCGCAGGACGCCGCCACCAAGGCCTATGCCGACGCGCTCGCCTTCACCGCCAACGCCGGGGTGCTGCCCGGCCAGTCCGGCAGCGCGGGAAAGTTCATCAAGACCGACGGGGTGACCGCCAGCTGGCAGGCGATCTCCACCGCCGACCTTTCCGACAACGCAGCGTTTCTCGGGCGAGCCGTCGCGCTCGCCATCGTTCTCTAAGGAGCCCAGACCATGGCCGGCACAGCCAATTCCATCATCACCCCTCAGACGCCGAAATCGGCGCATGTGGCGACCACGACGGCGAACTCGACCTATTCGACGACACCCACCAATTCGGTGCTGCTGGCGACGGCCGGCGCCAACGGCTCGCGGCTCACGCGCCTGCACGCCATTCCGACCGTGACGGTGACCACGGCCAACCAGCTCCAGGTGTTCCGCTCGCTGGACGCTGGGACGACCAAGTACTTCGCCGACAGCCGTCGCGGAGGTGTCGAGGGTTCCGGTGGTCGCGCGCCACGCCGCCACGACCGACTCCCGAGTTTGGACGACAAGGATCGCGCCATGACCAATCAACTCACCGCGCACTTTGCGCTGGAAGAATTTTTGGCCACGCAGCACCGCGAGTTCGACAACACCCCGCCGGCCGAGGTGGTGGAGATCTTGAAGGATACGGCGACCCGGATGGAGGCGGTGCGCCGGATCTTGGGCGACCGGGTGATCAGCATCTCCAGCGGCTATCGCTGTCGCGCGCTGAACCGCGCCGTCGGCGGGGCCGCGACCTCGGCGCACCTCACCGGCCATGCCGTCGACTTCAACTGCTACGGCTTTGGCGATCCGGTGGCGATCTGTCGGCGACTGGCCGACTCAGACATCGCCTTCGACCAGATGATCGAGGAGGGGACCTGGTGCCACATCAGCTTCGACCCTCGGCTGCGGCGCCAGGTGCTGATGAAGCGCGCGGACGGCGGCTATGGGCTGGGATTGCCTGACGAGCCGCCCGGCGAGCTCGCCGACATAGGCCGAGATGTCCTTGGGCCACGCGGCGATCAGGTCGGATAGGCGATCTCGATCTCCCGCGAACAGCGCACGCGCGGCCTCCTCGTAGCCGGGCAGGTTTCCGGCCAGGACGGTCATCACCCGATAGGCCGCCTCCTGCGCTTGCCGCGCCGCATCGGTCGCAGCGGATTCCCGTCGCGCGTTATCGACCAGCCGCCGCAAAGCCGCTGAGGCGCCGCCGGGTTGGCTCGCAAGCCAGGCCCAGTGGCGCGGCAGCAAGGTGACCTCGCGAGCCGTCACGTCCAGCCTGGGCCGGCCGCGCGCCGGCTTCGGCAGCGACTTCTGGGGGGATGCCCGGGTAGCCGCCTCGTCGGCCGAGCCTCGCAAGTCGAGATCGACCACGCGGCCCGTGGCGTCGTCGAAAACGATGATCGCTTGCGCACCGGCAAACGGATGAGCCGCGCGCACGGCGCTGGCAAGGTCGCCGCGCGCGACCAACCGCTCGCCGACGAAGACCGTGACGCCCGCTGAGGCGCGCGAGTCCGTTGGATCGTCCGAGATAGTCATTATGCCCGGGTGAATATCACGCTGCGGCCACGCCGAGAAGGGCGATCGCGTCACAGCCAGGTTCTTTCGATCTTCTTCCGACCCCCAAAGCAAAGCGCCGCCGAGCGCCGAATTCCGGAGATTTTCATGAAGCTCGTTCCCCGCCTTCTGGCGGCTTTCGCCATGCTTGCCGCCGCCAATGCCGCGGGAGCCCAGACCGCCGCTTTCCACTGGCTGGAAGACTCGACGGTCAGCATCACCACCGGCGCCACCAGCGCCAACATCGCGCTCAAGCGGGTGCCATCCGGCGCCACGCAAGTCCGGCTCTACAGCTCGTGCGCGACCGATGTCTTCATCCGCAAGGGCGTCGACAGCACCGTCCAGGCCTCGGCCACCGATCTGCCCGAAGCGCCGGGGTCGGTCGAGGTGCTGACGCTGAACGATAATCCCGCGTCGCCGATCGCCTACATCGCAATGATCTCACCCGGCGGGACCTGCACCCTCTACATCACGACGGGCGCGGGTCTCTGAGATGAAGCGCCTTGCGATCTATCTCTGGGCCGCCATCGGTCTTATGGCCTTCGCAGCGCCGGCGGATGCGACCCTCCACCATGGCCTGCGCTCC